ATTAATGCTACAACTGTCATTATAAAAGTTGTTGTTAAAGAGATAAGAAAAGCACTTTCCCATTGCCATCTTTCTATCATTAACCATAACATAAAAGTTTGTAATGGAAAGTTAATTGCTAGTGCAACTGCTACTTGAACTACTGATTCTTGTAGTGCTGCTTTTTCTGTTTTAGTCATTTATTTCATCCCATAGTTGTTCTTCTAATTCTGTTTCGTAAATTTTACGAAACTCCTCTATTGTTGGAGTAATCACTTTTACTGTAGATTCTTCCAACTTTCGCACATACCTAGTATATGCTATCATCAATTGTGCTTCTGTATATAAAATCATATGTCGTCTACGTTTTCTCCAGTTTTCATGTTACTTTCTATATCTTCTCTTTCTTTCGGATTCAGTGCTGAGCCAGGTCCAATCTTTAAAGTTTCCCAGTCTACTTCACTAGTAAAACTTTGCATACGATTACTTCTCATTTTTGTACAATTAAAAGTCATGCAATTATCTGATTGCTCCCACGTCTCAAGAGAGAACGCTGCATCTGCAGCATCCAGTATACCCTTTGCAAATCTAGCTTCACCACTAGCATCTGTTTGATATGGTGCAAAAAACAATGTTTCATACTCTTGTGCATAAAGTTTCATTTTCTTACTTACTTCAATCTGTTCTGTCCAGTCGTATTGACCAGATCGACTTGGTGCATTGTGACGTTTGACTTGGTTTAGATAATCTACTATTACTACTCCGACATCAAGTTGATTAACTTTTTTATCGAGTTCGGACTGTATCTTAGAAAGAGTAAGGGCTGGATCATAAATAACATCCAACTGTCTTTCTTTATGTAAGGGAAGTTTTGTTAAGTTCTTGTGGAATGTATCAAAGTCATGAGTTTTTTCAAACTCTGGTAATAAGTCATGTCCACCATCAAAACGTCCTGCCCACCAGCCGCCAACTCTACTCCACTCCTCTGATGAAAGCATTTTACTGCGTAATCGTTTAAGTGGAATTTTAGTTGAGACTGAACAAATTCTCTGAAGAATTTGTCTACTGTCCATTTCTATTGTAAAATACAAAGCACTACGCCCTGAATCATATACATTAGAAGCTAGATTACAACAGGTAAGAGATTTACCTGCACCTCGTCTCCCGCCCACAAGCACTAAGTCTTTGGGAGAGAACTGGATTTGAGAGTCGTACTCACTATTGAGTCCTAAGGGTAAGTAACTTGCTAGTTCTTTGTCATCTTCAAACAAAGAAATGCTTTGCATACTTTCTTCAGGTGCTTTGACATCTACCTTGTCACTTACCCTTAAAACTATTTCTTGGAGTTGTTCTATATTTTCTTCTGCTGTTGCCATTGCAACTGTATTGTCGATATACTTATCTAGTTCATCTAGTATTTCTATTTGTGCATATTCATTTTTTAGATAGTCAAGTAAAAGCCACGCGTCTACCTCGACATCTACTGACTCGATTGCGAATATTTTTTCTTGAAGTTTTCGATCTCGCACTTCATATTGGAGATCTTCGAATTGTGGAAGGTCTTGATAATTATCTATATGTTTATCAAGGATGCGGAATATTGACTGATATTCACCAGGTAGGTAATGTTCTTTTAGTTTAGACCATGTGTCAAGGTCTTTCTGAACAATAATTTGTTTTAGTAACGCCGACGCAATATTCAATGAACTCTCCCAAGTAAAATGTACAACAGAAAGCAGGGGTAGATGTACCCCTGCTTATTAAAATAAAAAGGTTTAATTAACCGATTTCTTTTTTAGCTGCGCCGTTGTAGTCAGAACATGCTAGTCCACGTCTTGTCAACATGGTTTTTACACCTCTAACAGTTTTTCCAATTTCATCAGCAATAGCTTCAACAGTCATTCCAGCGATATCTAAATCTGCTAAAACGTCAGTTTTGCTTGAGCCTTTTGTTTCTTTTTGTTTTGGAATAGCGTTGATATCGCCACTTCTAAGTAAAGAAAGAGCTTTACCTCTGATTGAATTTACAGATTTGCCTAATGCGTCTGCGATTTCTTCTACGAAAGATCCACCGTTAACCATTTCTACAAATGTGCTTTCTTCTTCAGGAGTATAAGTTCTAACTGTTTCTACTTTAGGAGCTGGTTTTACATGCTCTGTAAGTTCCATAGAAAGAATTTTTCCTTGAATTGATTTAGCAGAAAAGTTTCCGCCTTCAAAGTGTGATGCAATTTCTGCATATGTGTAAGAGCCTGAGTTATCGCTAACGAATGCTCTTAGAGTTGCTTCTTGTTCTTCAGAAAAAGATTTAGAAGCTGATGCTGAAGCTAGTTCAACGTCATATCCCATTTTTCTCAATTTGCTTGATACTGAACGAGTTGATGTTTCTAGTTCATCAGCTGCGTTAGCAACAGTAGCTTGAGAGATAGGGCTTTCAGAACCAACAAAATCTGTTAATTGTTGAGTTCTTTCGTCTGTCCATTTTGGTAATGCCATTTTAATTATCCTCTAATAATGTTTTTATATTACTATATATTGTTATTCCCATTTGTTTTGCTTTATTGGTTTTTGCACTTTCAATACCACTCTCATTTAAAACGAGAGTAACATCTTTCGTTAAATTATCCTTAACTGCAAAGCCGTACTTTTCTAATACTTGTTGAGCGGCTGCTTTAGTTGGATAGCTTTTCAACTTTCCTGTGATACAAACTGTTCCCTTAGTGTCAGTTGGACTGACCTGTATTTGCTTTTTACAAGTAAAAGAAAAGGGTAAGTTATAGTATTCTTCGAAATGGAAAGTGTTTACTAACCAATCAATAAGATTCGACGCCGCTTTCGGACCCAGACCTGCTTCTGTACATATCTCTAGGGTTATCTCACTTAATGATGAGATGTGTTTCGCTAATTTATTTGAAGCACTTGAGCCAATCAGCGGTATCGAAAAAGCTGGAAGTAGAGTTATAAGGTCGACACTCTTTGATTTTTCTATCTCATTGTGTAGTTTCGTACCTAATTTCTCTGATCCCAATAAATTTGATATCTGCTCTTGGGATAACGAGTAGATATCATTGTAAGTCTCAAGACCAAGTTTTTCTATAGTCGAAGGACCTAGACCTTTGATCTTGATTGTTCGTGCAAAGTGTTCTAATTTCTTTGCTGACTGTGCAGGACAAAGACTGTTGCGACAAAATAGTTGATCGTTTACAAGTTCCAAATCACTGTTACATGCTGGACAATTTGTTGGCGGTACTATCTGTCTCAAAGTTTTTCTTTCTCCTAAATATGAATATATTATATCAAACGAATAACCAAAAGTCAAGATTTATTTTTTGGAAAGTACGTTAATATTTTTGAATCTATGTTAAAGCACTCCGTATGCCCACCAAACTTTTGTTTTGGTTTATAACTATCGTGCTTAAACTGTTCATGAAGGGACTGCTCGATTTGCCAGCAGTTATAGATTGTATCGTGGTAGGTTCGTTGTATACGCAAATCGTATCCTTTAAATCCACGACTTCTTTTAATTACGTGCCGCCAGTCTTTACCACTAGCGATTCCGACTTTGATGCACTCGCGCTCAAAGGTTTTTTGATTGACTAAAATGACTCCATACAATACACCTTCTCTTTCTTTTTCTTCAGGTCTATTATTAAAGTAAGTTTGATTATATACTCCACTCACCACTTTAGTCCGTTTTCAATGGCATATCTACATCCTTGATAGAAGTCTCTATCTTCTTCAGATATAAAATGCCACTTATAATTTATTGAATACATCTTTTCCTCGACTAATTCGGGATGAGTAAGATGCATTTGTTTGTTCATCATTTCTTCCAGTTCATCAAACTGTTTTGTAATTTTTGCTTTATATTCTTCTACTTTACTCATTTCATCCAATATCTTTTAACTGGTGGATTAATAGGTTTTTCTTCTGTTTCGTACTCTTTTAGTACTTCTTTACAATGAGGACACTTCAAAGGTATTTCTAATAACTCTGCTATCTTTTCTTCGTACTCAAAGTCTTTGCTCATAGTCCTTTATCAATTAGATAAAAAGCAATTATCATAAATGCTACAGAAGATATTTGAAACATTGAGCCAAGCGCTACTGTAGTTAAGACAGTCTTAACTGTTTCTTCATAGCTAGGAGCTTCATTTATCCACTCCTCTATTTCTTCAGGTGTTGCATCTCTTGCACCATTTCTAAAATTTAATTCAGGTTGTGTACTCATTCTGTTTGTGCTTTTCCTTGTCGAGCCATCAACTCTCTATGAGTGATTTTATTCTTCATTAATTTACGACCATGCAAAAATGCTTGTCTTGTTGCATGATTCATTTGTTCTGATTTCGTCATTGGTTTTATTTGTTTCTTCTGTTTGGGTGGAAATAACCACTCTATTATTTTAATTCCCATTTGTTACAGGTTTCCTCTGAAAGCACAAATCCTATGTGCTCACTGCTTACCTTACACCATCCTTCTGATAGTGTAGGAGTAATTTGATGAACCTCTTCAAAGAATTTACACTCTCCACAAGGGGCTGCAGGCATGGGTTCGAATCGTCTAAGTTTTATTTTCTTCAAAGTTTTTTATATGTCCTACATAATTCTCAGCTGCATCTTCTGCGTATGATTCACTATGCCCTTTGTAGGTTTCAGATTTTACAAAGCTCTCTACATCATCTATTGTTTCATAAAAATCACAACCAAAAGTTTTATCTTTATATAAAAATACTTCTGCTCTTCTTTTTACCCCTACGTAAGTATGCATGTCAACACGCCCAGCTTTGTCAAGTGTTTCTTCATAAGTACACTCACAACTATGTCTCGGTTTACCACAGACTTCACATTCTATTGCTAAATACATTCTTCTATCCTCTGTATTGTACTGACCTCTATGTCAATTGTTTTATTATTATCTACGTCTATTACTATTATTTTATCAGATGTACTCTGAAATGCTTGTTTAATTGTGCATTTAATAGTGTGAGTTTTATTACTTGTAAGAGATTTAAAAGTTACTAACTTTTCTTTTTTCCATAAAGCTCTATGAACTTCTGCAAAACTCATTTAACAAGTGACTCGTATTCTGTATATCCTCCGACTTTTTCACCATCTACAATGATCTGTGGAAAAGTTCTTGCACTAGGAAAAGTTTCCATAAACTCTGGAAATTCAAAGTCGATTCCTAACTGTTTATAAGTAAACTCATGTCCTTCTCTTTCTGCTAAACCTTTTGCTTTTGTACAGAAAGGACACTGTTCTTTACCATAAATTTCTACTATCATTAATCTATTCTCGCTACTACTTGAGGAATAATTTCCCCTGCTCTAATTACTTCAACCATACACCCAATCTCAAGACCGAGATCTTCTATAATTCCAATGTTGTGTAAGGTTGCTCTTGAAACTGTTGCTCCCCCAATTTCTATAGGTTCTAATATTCCTACTGGGGAAACATTTCCTGATTTACCTACTTGCCATACTACATCAAGTAGTTTTGTTACTATACCTGTTTGTTTTGTTTTCTTTGCAAATGCGCCTCGAGGATGATGAGAAGTATATCCCAATTTTTCGAAAGCGTCATTATTAATGATTCTCCATACTTCTCCGTCTTGGGGAAACATAGGATAATTACTATCAATAATTGTTTCAAATCCACACTGATTCAGAAATTCCATATCTTCAAGAAAATCTTCTGTTGGATATGGTTGTACACCATACGCAATAAAAGTTAGGTCTCTTTGCTGAAACTCATTTGAATCGTGTAAACTTAGCGCACCCGCTGCATAGTTACGACTATTCTTAATCGTTGCTGGGGCTACTACTTCTCCAGTGATCTGAAGTATTTTGTGATCCACTGTAGGTATAAATTTAGGAATGAGGAATCTCATATTAGGAGTAATGTCAAGACCTTGCTTGCCATCTCCTCTTGTTAAGGCGAGAGATAACTCACCTTGGATGTATTGGAGACTTACTGCGGCTCCATCTAATTTAGGAGTAACTGTAACAGGCTCATTTCCATAGTTTGGATGTTCTTCTATACTGTATGCTTTTTGCAAAGAATACATAGGAAATGCGTGAGGATATCTTGCATCCTTAGAATTAAGACTATGTCCCACTGCATTTACTACACCTAGTTGTTCTTCGAGTCTGTCATAAGCCTCGTCTGACATAATAGGTTTGCCATTATAGTAAGAAAAACGTGCCTGATTTAATAATGTCTCTAAATTTTTCATATGTATATTATACTAAAATTATAAGGACTTGTCAAGAATTATTTTTATGGTAGGTATATTTGATCGAGTATTTCCTTAAATTCCTGCTCAAGAATGGTTTTGCTTTCTGCTAGGGATAGTATTTCAACTAATCCTTCAAATAAATTTCTACTATTGTCAAAGTCAATAGGCATTGTTATACCTTCTTTGGTAGGTTTCCATTCTTCTTCGAAATCTAAATAATACTTTCGGAGGGAAAGATATTCGACATCACGAAAGGTAGAAACAACTAAACGAATTTGCTCGTACTCTGTTTCCTGAATTACTTTTTCGTACATTGAGGGTGCGGATAAATCAATCATTCCTAATCACTCGGTTTAAAGGTACGATACTCGTAACATTTTCAGGCACTAAAAGTCTATAGGAATCAGTATCCCAACAGAATAATAATAGTGTTCCATTACTTTCTTTTGCTCTGTTTCTTTTCTGACGAATATATTCTGTAGAAAAGTCTGCTGTGCAAACATTGTATTTTAATTTTCTGGAGTTTTGACTTCTGTAAGTAATTACAGCATCTCCAACTTCTTCGAGTCTTTTCTTAAGCTCTTCTTTTTTCATTATTTCTCCAATTTAGTCTAACAAAAATTGTTTTGTATTGCTGAATTGTCGAGGTCATGAATAAAAGATGCAAAAAACCAAGACAGCCGAAACTGTCTTGGTAAACTACTATTTTTTAAACTACTTGTTTAGGTTTTCAATAACGTTAGCAAAGTATACAGCTGCCTTACCAGTAAGTTTAGATACGATAGCTTCGTCAACTTCTTGACCTGCATCACCTAAAACTGAAGTAAGTTTAGCTTGAGCATCTGCTACAGAAACTCTACCGCCGCCTGTTGATGTACCACTTGTACCTTTAGCTGCTGGAGTTTTCTTTACATATACGCCTGCTTTTGTTAATATCATTCGAACCCCGTTTGGAGATTCGCCAAGGTGATCTGCAATCTCCTTAACTACTTCCATTGATGTTTCAGGGGTGGGTTCGCTATCCTGATACATTTGTACTGCTTCTGCTTTAGATTCATCTGTCCAAGCCATTCTTTTTCTCCTGTGTGTGTTTTGGATCCATGTGTTGTTCCATACGGGTTTCCAACCTGTTCGGTCGTACTGTTGCGTATAAAATCTATCACTCATGTATGTCCTTAATTAAATATAACTATATTATATCGAATTTGAAACCATCTGTCAAGAAGTATTTTTTGGTATCTAAAAAGAGTTCCTACTTTGAAAAGTACTTAATAATCATTTCAATCTTTTCTTCTGCTGCAGCGACTTTTTCTATCTGTGTCTCGATAGCTTCTACTACATCTGGATGCTCTCCAATACCAGCCGCCATCTTCTCATACACTCTAATATTTGCAAGTGCAACTGCGATTTCACCTTCTAACTTTTTGATTAGGGCTTTTAATAAATAACTCATAAATATCCTTTCTCTTTTAGTTTGTCTTTTACCCACTCAACGCCATAATAACCTAACGCCGCCCAAATAGCTAAGTTAAGTAAAAATAACCCGATAGTTGTGGGTAGTGTAAAAATAAATTCTATCATTTTTTGTGTTTCTCCTCCCAGTCTTTGACTGCGGCTTGGATTGTTTCTTCTGCCAACACACTACAATGTAGTTTAATTGGTGGCAATTGTAAAGCTTCTGCTATATCTTTGTCTTTTATTTCTAATGCTTCGTCAAGAGTTATACCTTGTAGCATATCTACAAACATAGAAGAAGATGCGATTGCACTTCCACATCCATAAGTTTTGAACTTGACACCAAGTATACGACGACTGTCAGGATCTACTCTTAATTGTAGTTTCATAACATCTCCACAAGCAGGCGCACCCGTCATTCCAGTTGCTACTGTTGGATCGTTGGGATCAAATCTTCCTACTGAAAATTGTTCAGGACTATTTAATACTCCTTCGAATCTATCTACTACTTCTTTACTATATGCCATGTTAGTCGTCTAGTTCTTTGTCATAAGACTTTGGACCATCTTCTTTTAAGTGTCTATCAGACGCATAATATGAGCCTTCTTTTTCGGGATCATAGTCCCAGTGTTTATCTTTCTTATCCATTATTTTTCCAAAGCTCTGTCGCAAAATGCAACTATGAATTGTTTTGAAGCACTATTTGAAAGTGATATTGGAAACAGCAAAAGTGTACCTACACCAAATGCTGAGACAGCAACAATCCATCCTAAAAATTCATTTCTTACTAATACGCTTTCACTTCCTACTGCTTTTAAAAACTTGATTGAAGGATAATATAATTTTGCAAGTGATATTATCCAAGCAGAAATATAAAAAGCTATAAAGTATTTCATAAATATTGTTGTAAGTGTTTTAAACTTCCTAGATCGTATGCGAGTCGAGTAGCATTATGCCCTGCGTTGCGTACTAATCCGAAGTAAGGCGATTCACACTCTGCCATTTGAATTTCCCAAATATGGTACATTTTACTACCATATTTTTCTTCATAGTTTGTTTGAGTACTATTAATTTCTTTTTGCACTATAGCAATACAATTGCCTCGTGCTGACCACACTCTTTCACCTGCCTCAAACTCCTCTGCTACACAAGGTTCTGGAATCATAGACTCTTTTATTCCTTGATAATCAGTGTCGGGTAATTTTTGTGGTACTCCCATCCGTTCAATAACGGCTTTAATAAAAGCAGGGGAACGATAAAGTGCTTTTGCAATGTCAGATACATTTGCCCCATCTAAGTAATGTTTTACTATAGAGACTTTTTCTGCTTCGGTTACGCCCTTGCCTTTGTTTTGTGCTTTTCTTCTAGCACGAAATTCTATTGTTTCTTGATGATCTGCTATGATCTTGTTGAGACGAGTTGTATTGTATGCAATATGTAATATCTCACACGCCTCTTTCTTTGTAATAGGTTTCTCTGCAGCGAGTAGTTCTATTACTTTGTTTATGTTTGCTTCTGAGAGTTTTTCTTCTCTTTTCTTTCTAACTGCCATCTTTTAACTCCAAATGATAGTCATTTAATTCTTTTAATTCTTCTTCGTGCATTGCGCCTAATAAAATAATTGCATAGTGAATAACTTTATATAAGTCTTTTTCATTTTTGCCGTCTTTCTTTCCAAAACGCTGTGCATATTTTATTATATTACCAATACAAAAACCTTCTCCATGCCCACTCTCAAATACTATCTCTGTAGTTTGAGTCTTTGCTTGAGCATAGTGTTGATTATATGTATTGTCTATGTACTGTCGTAATCTTGACAGTATTAAATCTTCGTTAAATTTATACACGAGTTATCCTTTTTTCATAGTCGGCATAATCCTCGTTCCACCAATGTGGTTTTTCTCGGTGTGACCAAGAGGCAAAGGTTGCCTTGTCCAAATGGTAATAATCTCTGTAGCTTTGTACAGGATTATCGTAATCTCTAAGCTCCTCTGGCATTGCCAATCCGAACTTAGTAAATCCTACTCTTTTAAGATGAACTGGCTCAGGTAGTTTGTTTACTACTTCTTCTACAGATTTGTGAAGTTTGCCATATCTATAGTAGTATTCATCATTCAATGCATTTGCATAACAATGAACCCACTCATGGTTGTCCAATGACTCCCTTGCCCAGATTGTGCAGGGATGATTGTACATCATTGGAAGGTAGGGGAAGGGTCGCTCCTCAAGTGGTAAATGCTTAATTTCAGCTTTTACTTTGTTCAGAACTTCTCGTTCGTCTGCATTTAGCGCACGAGGAACATACCCTAGAAACTTGTCAATATAGATTGTTGTACAAAGAATCTGGGCAGCTTCCAGTGGCATTTTAACAATATGTTTGTCAACATGATACTGTGCTGCCTTATCGAGATCCTCGTCTAAGTAAAATAAATTCATACTTTACTTCCAACATTTATAAATGCCACAAAGACCATCTGCATTTTCTGTAGTTTTACAGTAGGGGCAGACCTTGTCTTTCTTGGCTGGTTTGATTTTTTTAATGTCTTTAAACTTTTTCATAACATATATTATATAAAATTTATAAGGAAAAGTCAAGAATTAAATTTTACTAATCTTTTGAGTTTGGTGTTGATTTGCTTGTTCCAGCATATAGACCAAACCAAGCGGCACCAGCACCCACGATTATACTAATAAGTCCTGATTGCTCGAGTGAGGGTTCTGGTAAATCCATAAACCACATAGTCGCATAATAAAGTAAGAAGATGTAAACACTAAGAAAAGCTCGGGGAAATATCCTCCAGCTATCTACTGCGGCGGCTAAGTGCATCCACTTTTGCCACGGATTTACTTTATCTTCATTTTCTAGCATAAAGATTTTTTGTTTCAGGTCATTGTTTTCCTGAATCATTTCCATAAACTTAGATAAGTCTATTTCTACTTCATTGCGATCCATATCCCCACTAAATTGTCCACTAGGCATGTTCATATCTTATCCTTAGCTATTCTTAGCGTCTTGTTTCGCTTTACCAACATTGATAGCAAACCAGTCAAGAATTTTATATAATTTCCCAACTAACTTATCATCTGCTGGAGTAGGCGTTAACGCTGCTATGATTGAAGCACCCATGACTAACCATGGTATAACTTGAATCCATCCTATAACCCATTGTAAGAATCCTAACATTCTTCTCTCCTAATCCTCTTACGAGGCTCAGCCTTGTTTCAAGGCATATTCTATAGCTTTCAACCATACTTCATCATCAGCGATAATACAGTCGATAGCTTCATAACCTAATTCTTTTGCAGCTAAAAGGTATTCACACCCTCGCATACAAATAAAAGGTTCTTCAATGTAGGGCTGATCGCCGTCCATTGTTAGGTCCTTGTGATTAGAAACTAACAATAGAAGTGGATCTCGCAATCCTACAAGTGCAACTCCATCTGCAAGAAATTCTTCCTCAGTTTCATTTGCACACTTGATCTTGTCCAGTTGAACTGGAATTGGTTCATACTCTGCTTCTTCTAAGTAGTTTCTTACAAGATAAGCAGATACTCGTCTAGTTTTTGAACTTAATGTTCTTTGAATGTTTATACGTTTTCCTCTAATTTTTCAATTCTTTGCACTAAAGGTTTATACCCATCAAAACTTTCAATTCCGCACTTAGGATGTGCGATTGCTTCAAGGGCTACTATTCTTTCCTCTAGTTCTTCACACCAATCTTCGATTATTTCTAACCTTTCTTGTAAGTGTGGGTGCTTTTCAAAGTATCGAGCACCTTTCATTGCGTCTCTATAAGCGAGACACTTCCTAATAAAACCGAACATTACTTTTCAGTATTTAACGGCTCAGTGGTTACTTTTCTATAGTAAACTACTACATCTTTTAGTTCTGTTATGTATCTTTGTAATTCTTTCATATTGAGAGCCATAACTTCATAATCTGGTACAGTCATTGCTAAGAATACTAACTCACCTTCTTGTTCTTCAATTCTTGCAAGTTGATCTTCCCAATTGTCAGGCGTAACTACTATCCAAGAAGGGTTTGTTAACTCAATTTCACGAGGCATGATTGGTTGAACAATCTGTCTCTCTATTGGTTTTGCACTTACTTCTATTGTTCTAGTTGGTAACAGACTGCAACTGGAGACCATCATCAAGATCGTCAACGGCAGAACTGAGTTTCTGAATTTCTTCGAAGGCATGTTTTGTTCCATTGTTTATTTTCCTTTCCATTTCTACTGGATTTTCCAGTATTTTTGCTGTTAGTTTATATTCTTTAATGAAATTACTATATCTCATTAACTCTCTTTGAATTTCTTGACTTTTCAATGTCATACTTTGTAACTGTTCTGTCTGCAAAGTAAAATCCTTTTGCATGGTGGCAATGGCTTCTTCTTGAGTTGCTATTGCACCTTCTAGTTTTGCATTGTTTGCTTTCAATGTTTCATTCTCTGTGTAGAGCCAATAACTTGCCCCACCAAGAACTAGACAAAAAGCTAATAACATTTGATTCATACTATTTGTTCCTCTCTCGTTTTCTTTGCAGTGTATTTTGTTCCTGTCTTTCTACCATAATAAGGTTGTTTTTGAATTCCCTTTGTTCCTTCTGCTGTTAATACTAATAAAGCAATTCCAGCTATATTTAACATAACCATAAATCCAAAAGCTACTAAAACTCCATCCATTATGCGTCCTCGATTTTATAGTTAAGTCCGTTCGCACCTGAGAATTGTACTATTTCTCCACTCTCAGTTTGAAACTTTAAAAACTTCTCTTTTTGAGAAATTATCTTTTTTGCTATAAATACTTGGTCGTCTGAATCTCCCCATACATTATTATAACTTACAGTCACTTTATAGTGGGATACAAACTTGCTCTTTAACCATATCCATGACTTTTTGATGGCGGCGAAGAATTGTTTTATTTTGTCCAATATTGCTCTCCAACTGGTTTAGTTTTTGCCAGTTTGCTAACTCGATGTTTCGAGTTATTTCTAACTCAATTACATACTGTCTATATAAATAATAATTAAAGCATAATGCTACCCATACGAGTAGCACTAAAACTTTATTTAGGTTGATGTTGATGATGAAGTAGAAGTAGAACTACTAGTTGTAGTACTCGTAGCTGTTACAGTCGTAGTTTCAGTTGTAGTATTCAACTCGTCTATAATTGCTTGTTCTGTAGAAGTAGTACTTGTAGTTTTTGTACTTGTACCTGTCAAAGCTTCAGCAACTGCTGTAAGCACTGCTGCTGTTTGAGTAACTTGTACTACATCAACTGCATTATCTGGTACTACTGTTTCCTGAATTGGTACTATTTCTGGTTCTTCTTCTTTTACATCTTTGGGTTGTTCATTATATCCCCAAATTAATAACATAATTAATAAAATATCCATTTTTAAATATTACTCCAATCTTTTCCTTCAAAGAGTAAAGCTTCTGCTTCACGCCTTCGAATAAGTCCTTCTAAGACTTTTCCATTTGCTTTGTTCCATCTTTTAATTTGCTCAGGTACTGCATCATAGT